AATATGGCTAGAAAAAAGATAACACCAAAAGAGTTTAGCGAAATTGCTACTGGAGTTAGACTTTCAAGCCATGAGAAACTTTGTGCTGAACGAATGAATAACATTCTTAAAAGCATAGAAGAAATGAGAAAAGAAGTTAAATCTTTAAGAACAGATGTTTCAAAAGGTAAAGGTGCAATAAGTGTACTTGTATTTTTAGGAACTATTATTCTTAGTTGTATAGGTTTTTTTACGTTTAAATGAAATATTTAATAGTGTTGTACATGTGTAGCATGACAACTGGGCAATGTCCTTCTAATCAAATAGCACCTTATCAATTTAATAGTCATTATGATTGTGTATTAAATGGATATGGCGTTGCACAACAAACTTTTAAAAATTTACAAGCCTATGAAGAATATCAAAAAGACGTAATAGAAAAAGATAAATTAGTAATAAAATTTGAATGTAGACCAATAGGAGAAAAAACATGATAATATACGGATACACACCTAAAATGTGGATTAACAAAATAACAACATCAATTAAAAATACAGATAAAAGAATAATAGCATTTTGGATAACATGGTCGCTATTTATGTGGTCAATTTAAATGTGGTTTAGTGCAATTAAATTAGCAATTAACGCAGGGCAGCATGTCTATAAAAAGAAAAAAGAGACTCAAATGATGATGGCTAATGCACAAGCTAAACATGCAGAAAAGATGGCCTCTGGAGAGTTAGAATACTCTGGCAAACTTTTAGAAGCTAGACAATCAGATTATAAGGACGAGGCAATTTTGATAATTCTTACACTGCCAATTTTGGTGTTAGCCTATGGAGTCTTTAGTAACGATGTAAATGCTTCTGCAAAAATTCAAGAGTTTTTTGAACAATTCCAACAGCTTCCGTCCTGGTTTACAAATCTTTGGATTTTAGTCGTGGCGAGTGTTTATGGAATTAAGGGAACACAAATATTTAAAGGCAAAAAATGATAGATAGATTCTTCTATTGGTTTTTTGGAAGTATCGACAGAATATTTGAAAATCTTAACAAAAAAGTAGAAGACTTGTGGACGTTTGATTTTCCTAATTGCAAACCTAAAAAAAAAGTTAATAAAAAATGAATTTAGCTGAAATATTTAAAAAGAATTTTATATTTATACCTGTAGTTGCTTCTATTGTAGTTGGGGGTTTTACTTCAGTTAAATATGTTTTAAATTTAACAACTACTATTAACGCATCTGAACAACACATAGTTAATTTAGATAGAGATTTAAAAGTTTCTATGGATAAAAACAATGACTTAAATAGCAGAGTAGCTTCATTAGAAGCATCATTAAAAATGGCTGAAGATTTGTACAGAATTTTAAGTGAAACTGTACGAGAACATGGCTATGATATTAAAGATTTAAACAGAGATATAAATGGGTAAATTTCATGTGTTCTTTGTTTTTCTTTACACATTTTTATTTGTTACCTTACTGCATTATGAGTTCGCAAATGCTAGGAACGAATATTTAAACACTTACACTAACGAATGTAGAGAAGGTGAAGTTGATATTTCAATTTCTAAAAGTGAAAGAGAACAAGATTACCATACATATAATAGTAATGACTATGATGACGACAGCCATCAATTAAGATTAACTTTTAGAAAATATTTAGGCACTACTTGTACTAAAGAAATGAGAAAAGTTTATCAAGAAAACATGGAATTAAGACAACAACTTGAACTACTTAAAATGTGTAGAAAAGTTGTAGGTAGGAAATTACCTGAAAGTATGAATTTACTAAAAGCTAAATGTGCAGGAACAGACCCTAATTTAGCAACAGAAAATAAAACTGATAAGCCTGCGTATGATGTGTTGATGGAGGAAATTAAAAAAGAAAATGAAAAAAAATAATATTTTAATGCCCATACTTGGTTTTGTATTAGCCGGTCTTAGTGGGTGGTTACTTAGTACAGTTGTAGAATTGCAAGTTTTATTAGCAATGCTGCAAGAAGAAATTTTAAATCTAAATAAAGATATATCTAGACTTTATCATTACATGGATAAATTAATTAAATAATGAGAGATACAAAAAAATTAATACAGTTCTCAAAAAATAAAGAGCATAAAAATAAAGAAATGGATTTATTTAAAAATCTTAAAAAAGAAGTTTCTATAAATGCTAACGGAACTAGAGAATATGTAATTAAAAAAGGAATTAATAAAGGCAAGATTGCCAAATAAACAAAATGAAACATATAGTATTATTTATATATCATTGGTCAACAAAACTAAGTTCTTGGTCTTGGCAAAAACTTTATAGCAATAGAAAAACGGGATTAGGATATAAAAAATGAGTAAAGAAAACAAAGTAAATTCTTTTGAAGCAAAATCAAAAGCGTTACCAAAATTACTAGTAGACGTAGCATATGAAATGTTAACTAGCGGTGAAAAGTTAACAGCAAGTGAACTAAAAGTTTGTTTAGATACTTGCAAAACTTATGGCGTTGAAATTGAATCTAAACCAACTACTTCAATAACAGAAGATTTACCATTTAATGAAGAATAGAAAAATTCAAGATGTAGAACCTAGTGTTAAAAATTTTAAGAATTTTTTATACTTGGCTTGGAAACATTTATCGTTACCAGAACCTACAGAAATACAATACGACATAGCTGATTTCTTACAAGAACCAAACAAAAGAATAGTTATAGAAGCGTTTAGAGGAGTGGGTAAATCATGGATTACATCAGCTTTTGTATGTCATCAATTATTACTAAACCCTCAAAGAAACATTCTAGTAGTATCAGCAAGTAAAAACAGAGCAGATGACTTTAGTACATTTACTCAAAGATTAATTTCTGAAATGCCTTTGCTTAAACATCTAACACCTAGGGATGACCAACGTCACTCTAAGATTAGCTTTGATGTAGCACCCGCACGAGCTTCACACGCTCCTTCAGTTAAATCTTTAGGTGTAACATCGCAGCTTACTGGTAGTAGAGCAGATTTAATTATTGCAGATGACGTAGAGTCAGCTAATAACTCACAGACTCAGTTAATGAGAGACAGACTAGGTGAGACAGTTAAAGAATTTGACGCAATTATTAAACCCGAAGTAGGACGTATAGTTTTTCTAGGTACACCACAAACTGAAATGAGTTTATATAACTCAATGGGTGAGCGTGGTTATAAGACAAGAATTTGGACAGCGTTATATCCTACCAATGTACAAAAATTAAACTTAGGTGACAGACTAGCACCTGTAGTTTTAGACAAATTAAACAAAGACAAAAAATTAGAAGGTAAACCTACAGACCCTAAAAGATTTGATGAAGTAGACTTAATGGAACGTGAAGCGTCTTATGGACGTTCGGGTTTCCAACTACAGTTTATGTTAGATACAACTCTAAGTGATTTAGAGAAGTATCCATTAAAATTAAATGACTTAATATGTGTATCTGGGTTATCTTCATGGAAAGAGGCTCCCGCAAAGATACAATGGGCCTCTAGTACAGACCAAATTAAGAGTATAGATAGTGAATTACCTAATGTAGGCCTAAAAGGTGACTATTGGGTAGGCCCTATGTATACAAGCCCCGAACATGCCAAATTTGAAGGCTCAGTAATGTCCATAGACCCCTCTGGTAGAGGTGCTGACCGTACTGGGTATTCAGTGGTCAAGATGTTACATGGAGTGCTATACCTGACTCACTGTGGAGCATTAAAGGGTGGTTATAGCGATGAGACACTAGAAAGACTAAGTCAAATAGCTAAAGAACAAGATGTTAACTATGTGATTATTGAGAGTAACTTTGGTGACGGTATGGCTACAGCTTTACTTAAACCTATAATGTCTAGAATACACCCTTGCACAATAGAAGAAGTAAGACATTCTAAACAAAAGGAGCTGCGTATTATAGATACGCTAGAGCCAGTTATGAACCAACACAGATTAGTTGTATCTCAAGAGATTATTAAAGAAGACTTTAAGTTAGACCCAGACCATCAACTGTTTAAACAGATGACTAGGATAACTAAAGACAAAGGTGCTATCAAACACGATGATGCTATAGACGCATTGTCTATTGCAGTAGCCTATTGGGTTGAACGTATGGATAGAGACCAGGAATTGTCATTTAAAGAACATAAAAATGACTTATTAAAAGTTGAATTAGATAAGTTTATGGAAAGTGCAGTTGGTCAAAAACCTAGGTCTAACAGGTGGATTTAATAAGGCCCCTTATTAGAACCAGTGGGGTAAGATGTCCCTATAAGTATACTGACATCGCACATACCACATAATACATACTAAAGGAGACTATATGTTAATTGAAGTGTTACTATTGGGTTATCTACCCCTATATTTTGCCAGAAAAATGCGAAAGGGTATCATTAGAATAAAGTCGGGCGGATTC